TACCCCCATAAACTGTCTTCGTCTGGTTGTGCAGGAAGCTCATCTTTTTCTTTTTTTGGGAGCTTATCAAAAAGCTTTCTTACAGGAGATTTACCTGTACGAGCCGCTTTTAATCCTGCTTTTAGCCCTTTACCTGCTAAGTCTCCTACTACAGGAACTACACCTAATGCCATTGCTGCAGTATTAACTGCTGTTCCTAGTACGTCACCTTTTTTAGCACTTTCAACAACATCACCTGCTGCTAATACATCCCCTACAATAGGTACAAAGTCAGCTACACCAGTAGCTTTTTTACCTATAGTTTTTTCAGCCATACCCCTTAATCCCATAGCCTCTTCAGTTTGGGTATTTAGGTCATTTGGTTGTGTTTGAGGGTTCACTGCCATTAACTTGTTCTTTCAGTTGTAGTAATCTTCGTAACGCATTGATGCTACCTTGTAGCCTGTGTACATCTACTAATGTACTAGCCTGTTCTAATGACCTACTATACATTAGTATTTGTGTGTTTATTTCATTTTTAAAAGAATCATAAAGTTCTTTATTATTAACTAAAGGCTTTAGGTTATTGGACATTACCTGTAAAGCCTTCTTCTTGCGGTAACGGTGCAACACCTGTACCTATCGTTCCTCCCCCTGCACCAGTAGTGTCTTGTACACCGCCTCCTGCAGGAGCAGGTGGAGCTTCAGTTGGAGCAGCAGCAGGAGGTGCAGCAGGAGCAGGAGCTTGAAAACCTTTAAGTATTTCAGCTTGTATTGTTGCATCTTGTAAGCTATTGGTTACTTTATCAGGGTCTAAGTCCATACTCTTAGCTATCTCTCTTATAATGTAATCCATCTTAGCAAAAGGAGCAAGAGCAGGGTTAGATGCTGTTTGTAAGAATTGCATGAGCCTTTGACTACGTACTTCATTAGCCATTAAGCTTTCTGTGCCTTGAGCTTTAACTTCTAGATCACCTTTTATTTCAGTGTCAAAGTCAAACTGCATATTAAAACTAAAGAAAGCTTTACCTAGAGGACCAAGCAAATAGTCATCTACATTCTTTACAACATTTCTGATAGACCCATTTGCTGCTGACATAAGCATAGATATACCTGATGCAGTTCTACCTACACCTTGTACACCTGTTTGTCCGTGTGCAAAACTAGGAAAGCCTGTACTCTCGTCTGCTAATGTTCTTGCTTTGTCAAACAGTTGTATGTTTTCTCCTGCAACATTCGGAAACTTTGTTCCAAATATAGCCTGTCCTGGAGCGCCACCTTGTCTTCTAAACACTTTTCCTGGATATACTGATAGATCTTGTCCTGGAACTAGGTTAGTTTCATCTACTTCAATAATAAGGTTACCACTCAAAGCTGCATTGTCAATAGCCATACGCATAAACCCATTCATTAAGGTTTGCGTATCATCCATGTTTTCAGCTATGCCTATACCAAAGAAACTATAGGGATTAAGTTCATAAGGTACGGCATAGTAGGGTATCCGTACTGGTTTAAATGGATTAAGAACCAAGCGTAATATCTCTCCGTTACATATCCATATATTGACATTTAGTTGCTCCATATCTTTTAATTCTTTAGGAATATCAAGACCGCTTAGTTGTAGTTTTTCAGCATCAACGTATCCCCAAAATTCTAGTACTTCATATCTTTCTACTGCTTGTGATGTAACGTAGTCAGTCATATCATCTTCCCAGTGCTTTCTAGTGTAAGATGCTCCCAGTTCAATAGCATTGTCTATAGATTCTGTTCTAAAGTATGGACGCATCTTTAATGCCCTGAGTTGCATTTTAGACATCTTGTGTCTTTCCACTACATACTCAGCCTCATCCATGTTTTTAGCATCAGGGTCAGGATAAAAATCCCATATAGATACATGATTGGTACACGGTACAGTTTTAATTAAGGGATCATATTCACCTTCTTCACTCCAATTAGGATATTCTTTGTCCATAGCAAATGGACCTTTCATAACCCCTGTACCAAATAGAGACATTTCAAAAGCTGTGTTTCTTAAATGCTTATTAGCACCAGACTCTTCCAACTGATCGTGTATCTTCTTTTGCATTTTTTTAGCTGCAATTAACGCAGGGTGAAAAGTAACAGTCGTACCTGTTGTGCCTTCCCCTTCTATAATTTTATCTGAGACAGGCTCTAGTTTATTTTTTAACGAACCAAGCCTTTCTTGCAGATCTATTATAGTTTCACCCTTTTTTAACTCTGTGTCAGGACCAAAAAGATAGGGTTGAGAAGGCTTATCTTCAGAAACAGCTTTTAACTGTTCTGTTGCTTGATCTGCATTAGGATCAGTGTTAATGTGTACTGCTTCTGCTACACCGTCTGGTAGTCTTGTAGGATTTACAGATAGTGGAAACGTATTATTACCAAAAAGCACATCAATTATCTGACCATATGCTGCAAGAGTTTTAGTTTTAGTTACTTTTATAAATACCCTAGACTTTTCTGCTTCCGTAAACTGAACATCTGATCCATATAAACCTCTATAGTTTCTATAAGCTTTAGTCCAACGATCTTCATCTGTTTTTCTAGCATCTTCTGCTCTGGTAAACCTTTCCATTATAAAAGCTTCTATAGAGGAAGGATCACGTAATGCTTTATCTCCATCCTCTATAACAGACACTTCATCTGTATCAAAGTTTAGTTCTTCTTCTGTTGCCATATTTAATATCCAAATTTAGGGTCAGCGACTTGAAAGCCTGACTTTTGTGTTGCAGGGTTGTAATCCCATATAGAACTTCTAGGTCGTGTCATTATTCCATATCTTAAAGCGTCATACATGTGATCTAAAGCATTAGTGTCAACGTCTTCAGGGTTCTTCTTGTCAAGAGGTAGAGTAGGTATTTGACTAATGCACTCAGTACAGTTATTAAAAAATACCAATCTTGGTTCTTCTGTAAACTCATCTACTTGTAATCGTCTATGGACTTCGTTCTTTCCTGCGACTCTAGAGCCTTTGCTTCTATCTGACGGTCTAAATCTGCAACCTCGTTGTACCATCTGTTCTGCCAGAGATGGACCAGTATCCCCACGTTTGTGCCAAAGGCTACTGTCCAACACACCATACCGAATACCTCCATCATCTTTTTCTGCCTCCAAGATCATATCAGCCAAATCTACTGCTAATACTTTAGAAACGTGAAGCTCCCTGTATACTACAAGTTGCTCTGATGGAGTAACGGCAAACCAAACAACTGCTGAATAGCTTCCATATCCGTAGTCACAAGCTCTGAACTTAGTCCAACTACTAGGTATCTTATAAGGTTCAACAGTATGTATCTTTCTGTTAAACTCTGGAAATGCAGCACCTTCTGCTACATCCCAATCACCTTCAAGTAGTTGCTTTCTTTGCTGTTCAGGCAAAGATAAAAGCATCGCTTCGTAGTCACCTGTTTCAGCTAAGTAAGGATTATCAAATAAACTTGCAGGAATAAACCTTCGTTTAAATAATGGTTGTCCTTCTTTGCTGTGACCTTTAGGAAAAGTTATTACTTCTCCTGTTTCTATATTTGTTGCCCAAAAAGACTTATTCGGTGGTGCAGGGTCTATGAATGTTTTCTTTACCCACTGATGTCCTGCTCCTCCAGGATTTGTAGTACCTCTCATATACAAGCCTAGAGCAGGGTCTACACTTCTAAGACGAGATCGCATATAATCCCAAGCAAACGGTGTTGCCCACTGCGTTAATTCATCAAACCCTATCCAGTTAAACGCTTGTCCTTGATACCGCATTACGTCTAAGTCACGGTCTAGGTAGGACATCCAAAGTCTGCCACCTCTAGGTGAAGTCCACTGCGATTTACGTTCTGACCACTTTATGTTAGGTATTGCTTTAGGGTACAACTCCTGAGACTTCTGTATTAGTTCTCTTAGTTCTTCTGTTGTGTGTCGTACAAGCAACCCACTAAAGTTTGGGTCATTTAAGCCTCGCAGGGGGTCAGCTAACATTGCAAAACTTTTGCCACCCCCTGCTGCACCTCCATATAGCACTTCCCTTTCAGATGAGGCTAGGAAGTTAGTTTGAGGTCCATCATTAGGTTTAAATACAACGTCTTGAGCTTGTTGTACTTCAAACGGTTCAGCAATTACTGTAGCAGGAACAGTAGAAACTTCAGGCTCTTGTTTCGGAGAGGTAACTTCCTGTTGCTTCTTGTTCAAGCTTTTCGATCTCTTGTATTGTCTTTTTGAGCCTTGAGGCAAGTTTGCGTTTAATTGTAGTTGTTTTCTTACGTTTACGCTCAATGTCTATTCTCTTTTTTAATCCAACGTGAGATATGTATCTTCCTGACTCTTTACTAAGCCAGTTTGCTACTTCCCTGTAACTATACTGTATTAAGTGCTGCTTAGCTTTTTCTAACAGTTCTAGTTCTTCTTCTACAGGAAGTAAAAACCCATCATCTTCTGGATCAACTTTATAACCAAACGGTGTAGTTCTAGCTACTCTAGGTATTCTACTCCACAGTTTGACATTCATATCAGGCTTTGGTAGAGTCCAATAGCCTAAACTTTCTTCTGTTCTCATTATAAATACTCTACTATAAAGTAGGCTGACCAAATAACAAACAAAGCTATTAGTGCTGTTTTAGTTTTTTCTCTATTCCAACTCCACTTACTCATTTTTTCCTTCTTTAGCAGGTAACACAAAAATACCTCCTGTAGATTCTACATTAACTTTTTCAGTTTTAATAAAACCTGCCCTGTCGAGTAAGTCTTTAGCTGCAGTCATTTTATCTCTTATACCTAACTCAGTAGGATCAACTAAAGCGTTACCCATAGCAAAAGCAGCACGAGGAGCAATCCTAGCCATATATTGTTTTGTAGCGTCTTCAATTTCTTCTCTGAGAGATTTAACTATTTCGTTTGTAGCTGTTGCATCTGAATAACCTGCTAGTCTTTTAGCTAACAATACATCACCACCTGCCTCATCAAATAAGACTTTTAAAAAGGTTTGTTGTTTTTCTGTTAGTTGTTTCACGTTTATCCTTTTCGTGTTTTTTATCGTAAAGGTGTTCTAACCACGCTTTTGAATTTTCAAAATTATAGAATACTAAACAGTAAGAACACTCTAGTCTACCATCAACGACAGACATAGTGTGTCTACACACTTCACAGACATTGCGTTCCACAGTGTTAAACTAAGTGGTGCTGTCCTTCTACTCATTACAGTTGCATTTTTCACAACACTTACGATTAAGTATTGCGCAGTATATACGTTTTAAGTATCTTTTCATTTTAGTAATCCCCTTTTTTAAAAACATTATTTTTTACTTTTTCCTACTTTGCCGCCTTTGTTCATAAAGCCCATTTTTTGACGAACAGCTTGTTTACCCATCTGTCCACCTTTATTCATAGCTATTATAACAGCAGCAGAAGGCTTTTTCTTACCCTTCATGCCTTTTTTGTCTAGTAGCTCTTCTTCTTTACCTTTTTTAGCTTTACCTTTTTTAGGCGGTCTTCCTACTTTACTTCCATACGTACCTTTTCCCATTGGCATAGTTTATCTCCTTGATCTATTTTTACTTGCAGATATTACCCTAAGATTACTTCTGCTGTTATTAGAGGTGTTTTTATCTTTATGGTCTACGTCTTTTCCATCACCTTTACGAGCCAGACCTGCTCTTACCATTTTTCTTCTTGCTTTATTGCGTTCTGCTCTTTTCTTTTTAACTTTAGGTGTTCCATCGTACCTTAGATACTCTTTTTTGTAGTTTCTAGGCATTTAAAAATCTACCTCGTAGTTAATTTGTATTTTGTTTTTGTTAGTACCTTTAAATGTGTTACCTAGTTTATTTAACCATGAACTGTTTTTAGGTAATTCATCATATGTAGGTGTTATAGTTTTGTTGCCTGTGTTAGCGTAAGAAGCTACTAACTTCTTAATATCTTCAAACTCTTTCTTTTCTTTAGCCAGAGCTAATGCACTTTTTTTACCTTTAGCCATTATCTATCATTCCTATATATTTCTCTTTGCATATACAACACATCCGTTTCTAAAATAGAAATACGTCTGAGTATATCATTACTATCACCTATACCTCTAGCTAAGTGATTACCTAAAGATTTAACATCTCCGTCAATATTTGAAATGTTACTAGCGTTAACATCAACATCTCTCTTTAAGTTAGCAGAACTTAGTTCAGCAACGGTAGCTGACAAGTCTTTAATGGTAGCATCTGTTTGAGCTACATACCAAACTGCAGCAGAGATTTGCATTGCCAGAGTTACGGCAAGACCTATGGATACTTTGATGTCCATTAATTAAGTTCAAAATGTGGACCATCTATAAAGGGTCTTCTGCCTTCTGATCTGCGTAGATCAATGTAAGCCATCATGGCTTCCTCCATTGTGCCATCCCAAGTTGATATGTCTGGTATGTGCCAAGCTGCTCCCCACCTAATCTTAGTTCCAGACTCAGTAGCTGCCCACTTCATAGCGTCAGCTAGGTCATCATACAGGTTGAGTTCCCATGATGCTTTGCCGTCTACATAAGCCATCAGGTCTACTGCATCACCTGTTAAATGCTTAGACTTCATAGTTTGAGATTTACCAGAATCAAATAACTTCTGTTGTTCTTCTTTAGTTCTCATTCCGTAGATAACACCAAAGTCAATCTTAGTTAGTTCAATCGCCCTCTTGACAACTTTAACTAAATCTTCATTTACTCCTTCTAGTTTGTCTAGAGATCTGCTCGACAGTGTATAAGCCATTTATGTATTTCCTTTTGTTTTTAAGTCTTTCTATAGGCATCCGTCTTTCGCCTAAGTACTGAGGATTAAACTTTACTATCTTTATAGGGTCTTGATCCGTATGTTTCAACAAGAAATCCCCATATGTCATCTGTTTTAATAC